TTAGCAATAGTCTGCACGACTATCGTATTTTGTAGGTGTTGAGGCTTGGTTAATCGCTTATGTTCACCACCACCTAGCAGCAAATAGCCGAATGCATCCCCAACGTGTGAATGCTCGTTCTTGTTTGGCGCATCTCGGAACCTCTCATGACCTGCACCCACAGCAATACGCTTAAAGTGGTAGCCCCCAGCCAGCGCTTTACGCAATAACTTGCACCGAGTGTTGACCATCAGCCCAGCTTTACCCTGTATCAGTCTTTGCATTGGCATAGCAGCTGCTTCTCTACGTACTTTAAAGTCATTCGATGGGGCTGGCTGCGCTCGTAAACCCAAAGTACGCAGGTAGTCAAAGCTTGTTACCTCATAAATCGCATCACGAGCCATACCTGCAGGATCACCCCACAGCAATACTTGGAAGTTTGGGTACTTTGCGTTTAACTCTGCCAGCAGTTGCTGACCAAATCGCTCCAAGCCCATGTCTTGAGTAACAATTTCATCAAGAATATTCCACCTACCATTGGCTAAACGCTGACCAATGACAGCAGCTGGAGTCAAACCAAAATCCAAACCTACTTGTATACTCTGAGTTGGATCCACATCCACATCACCTGACATCATAGAGTCATCATATTCCTGCCAGACTGGTCTACCTTCCTGCACATAGGTATATTGACCAGCAGCGTAGCAGCGGATCCAGTCTAAATTTTTACCTAATAGCATTTGCTGGTAATAGCCAGCAGGTAAGTTCTTAATATTTTCTGCTTTAGGGTTTAACTTCCACCACTTGCCAGCAGAGAATATATGATCATTAGCTTCTGGATTGTCTGGCAGCTTGGTTGGGTCAGCTTCTACTACTCCACCTTCTTGCTTGAAGAACTTCCAAGCATACTTGCCAGTCATCTTTTCTTTTTCTGCTAACCGATACCAGTAGTGATCATCATCCATGGGATTCGTATCCATCCATATACCGTGCCAACTACTCCCACCGTCACGCTTAGTAGGATACCTGCCAACCCTGTGAGTAAGACCATCAATAACGGCTTTAGGTAATTCTCTTGCTTCATTAACCCATGCTCCTGTAAGTTCTAAGGACAGTAGTTTTCTTACGTCCTTTGGTTGATCAAGTGCCAAAAATATGACTTCGCAATCCACACCAGCTGCACCATCTCTAGCTGGCAACCTGATGTGATGGGTAATCGGTGGAGTCCACAGCAGGGAACCAAATGTATTCTCAGGAAATAGATCCAGCCACGTTTTAATCGTGGTGGTCTTCAGCATTGGGTAGCTGTTTCGCACTATCGCCCAGCGTGAGTATCGGATATTGTCTATAGGGCTGGGTTTTTGCTGGATAGCTTTAATAAATATCTTGGCTGCACAGGCATAGGACTTGCCGCTACCAACTGGACCCATTAAGCCTTGGACAAAATTATCCGACTGCATGAACTCCCACACCTTTGGCGAGTCCGAAAAGTCTAAGTTGATACCAATATCTGGTACTGACTTACCGCTAGTTTCCTTAGTCTTCATCGTTTACATCAATCACTGTGGGCGCTTTGATATTGATACCAATCACGCTAGGTTTATCGCCATTGTCGCCACCGTCCAAGAGTCCAGAGGCTTTAGCTAACAGCCTGAGAACTTGTACTTTATCGTGCAGCTCAATCTCGATGTATGAATTACCGTCACGGTCTGTTCTTGAGGTAAGCTTTTTGATCGCATGGAGAGCGTGCTCGGGGATATCTCTACTAGCTTTGACGGTAACATTGCCATTAGAGTCCCATTCCATAATATCTGATAGCTTGGTATTAGCCATTGATAGTAGTGCATAAGCGACTGCCTCCCTGTTAGCCTCCAGAGTGCCAGATCTCTCCAGTCTTTTCTGGATGAGACGAACTCCACCATAATTTTTCAATGGTGGTATCTGGTTTGGAAACTTCTCTTTTTCTTTTTTAGTAGCCATAAATAGGTAGGTACTCGCTGCACTAGCTGCAATGCTATCCGCTTCACGCAGTGCCGCACACTAGAATCCGCTTTCCCTAAAACTGTCTCCTCTTCCACAGCGCCAGTTCTACAGGCTTTGCACCCAAGGCTTTCAACTCGATACCCAAATAAGTATCAAAGTTGCTAACTCCATAGGCTGGGCTGACGTAGACTCGTTCACTGTAGTGAGGCAGGTAGGTTATACCTTTTAAGGTATACGCTATGCAGATATCCGTCTCCATCATTGCCCCAGCTGGCAGACCAGCATCAGGATCTGGAGTGCGTACTCTTTTCTTGGTAGCCATCAGAATGGAATATCGTCATCTACATGAGAAGCATTGCCATTAGATCTACCTTCAGATCTAGGACGAGCATTGCTCTTACTTTCATACTGACCATCTTTCTCAGAGACTGCCAGACTAAAGTATTTTGTACCTGCTTTTGATTCCTTTAACCAAGCAGATAAGCGCATTTCAGTGCCAGCAATATTAATAGTGCCAGTGTAATCAGGACTCTTCTCACTTTTCTTTTCTTTCGCTTTGAAAAGTGTGCCACGATTGGTATTGTCATAATCCATTTTATCTCCCTCCAAAACAGCCATCAGTATCTCAAATTCTGCAAACAAGCATATGCATTTTAACTATCGATAATACACTTTCAATAGTCTGTAAATGTATTATGTAAAAGGCATATTGCAATGATCTATAGTTGGTGTACATTACGGTTATGCAGCCATAACCCAGCTGTCCTTGCGGTAGTGCGTGACCAATAGGGATAAACGTAGCGAATGGTTAGGTCTTTCTTCTGTTAGCCCCTCGGATGAGACAAGGCAACCAGATCGGAGCCAGCTCAACCATCCTAGATTGGCAGTCTAGGTAGCTTAGATAAACAAGAACGCACTCTCTTTTTAGAGATCATCCCTTTTTCTTCGGGTGTGGTTCCGTTGCCGCATCTTTACTCTGGATCATACTTATCACTGTGATACCTTTTATATAAAAGATATTCTTTAGCGTAGCCATCCAAAGATCTCAGAAATCTTTCAAACAGCATTCCACCAAAAAAAATACACAAGTTGTACATCAATAAGCTAACCATACAACCTCCAAGGAAAAGTCAGGAAAAATTGTGTCAGTCCCCCCATCGATAGGTGGTGGGGTGGGGGGGGATAATGCCACTTTGATAACACAGAGTTAATTAATTGTTATCGTAACGTACCATAATGATAACGTATTATGCCTGTACAAACTCGAATCGAACCATTTGATTTTGTACAGACACACCCAGTACCTAGGCTTTACGTAATGCTAGTGCTACTTGCCTGTAATAACCTAGCCCTAACGGTGGCTGCTTACTGGTTTGCTTGTGCCACGTCATTGATTCCACCAGCATTTGCTTGAACTGATCCATATCTACCTGATGTGTTGCTAATTCGGCAGCTATTTTGTAATCTTGCTCGTTTGGCAAGCGCTCGACTCCGCAGATGGCTTGCGCTGTGCGAGAGAACTCCCGACTATAGTCTTCAGCCTTATATACCTTCTGCACTTGCTCAACCTCCTGCTGTTGTATTTTGCTCTGCTGCTTTGGTTTTGCCATTGGAATGTCCTTTAAGAATGCGCCTATCGGCTGTGGTTGATGTGATCTGAATGTCATTACTGGATCCTCTTGGTTGTACTGCTCTACCTCTAAATCGATACCGTTACCTGCTATTGCAACTGCATCCTGTGCGCTGATCTTGGGATCGTAGATAATCCTGTAAGTGATCCCTTTGATGCCAACTTTATAACCTGATACTTTCTCGATGTACCCACAGTCTCTAAGCTTGCCAAGCATTCTCTGGATAGCCTGTGGTGTTACTTTGAACTCCTCACCAATCCTTTTCTGAGTCACCCAAGTTATTCCAGCCCTGTTAGCAAATGATGACATCATGGCAAGTACAGTACGATTCCTGTCAGTGATACGCTTATCTGTCAGCGCTCGTAACGGCATGATTGCGTACTGCGTCTTACGAGGTGGAGTCTTCCTTTTCTTTAAAGTCGGAGCTGGTGGTATTTTGAACTGCGTCATTGGAGGCTGTTTAACTGTGTCTGCAAGTGTTTAATGTCTTCCAACATTCTGATGCATTCCATTTTCCACTCGTCAGCCATCGACACTGGCTCTTTTAGCCTGATCACAAGCATTGTCAGCGTCTCTGTACACAGATTCCCATGCGTCATGTACTCAGCGTATAGCTTCCAAAGTAAGTCTCTATCTGTCATTTCTTCTCCCTATATCTTTTAACCATCTCATCCCTCATGGCTTTCCTTGTTGGATAACCTCTTTCCTTCTCAACCATGTCCAAGTACATAAGCTTAGTAACTTTAGGCTTTCTAGCCTTGTCAGGGAACCGCATCACAGTCCTTAACTCGCATTCAGCCTTCCATTCATCAGAATATGTACAGACTTCCTTACCATTTACTACCACCACACCATAAGCAAGGTGAGATCTCCCACACAATGCACATGGACTAGGCTGTGCCTGACTCATACTCATAACCCTCACAATATCCAATAGACTCACAATCCAATAGCTTGCACCACAGTCCTTCAGCGTGTGCTACCGAGTGTTGGCAAGTCTGGCAACCCTTCTGGTATTGCACTCCTTGCAGTTCCACCTCCGATTTAACCCTCTGTTGAACAGGATCCATTCTCCTCCCTCCGGCTTTTTCCTTTGCCTACAGCTGCTACACAGCCTGTCTTCAATGAAACCTTCTACCTTTTTGCCAGCTGCCATACATTGACTCCTCTCCCATTACCGCTAGTCCTAGCCTGTTTGCTAGATACCAGCTGACCTCTATTCTCCATGCGTTTACACAGCCTAAACAGTGACTCCATGCTGATCTGCTCACGTAACAGCAAGATCTCCTCATGTAACTCTGGTGTGGATAGACTGCCAGCCTCACGCAGTACATGAGCCACGATTAGATCAAAGTTCGATGTCCGAGGCTTACCTACCTTGGTTGGTGTGTCACCACCTATACCAATATTGATGACCATCTTGCCAGCTACCCTGATGATCGGTGGATTAACGCCCATCAGCTGGTCAACCAGATACTTCCATGTCATTCCAGTGCATCTCGTAGCATCGGGATAAAATCGTCTAGCTTCAGGCAAACCCTCCAAGGCTGACCGTTCCTCCTGTATGCCAGTATTGGTATTTCTCCAGACTTGCTGCATGATTCCACTTGTTCGCTCCATTTATCTACCTGTAACCTTTCTTGTCGTTTAACTTCAATACGGAACTTCTGAATAGTTATATCGTCAGCTCCATCCCTCGCCTGTCCTAGATTTCTTTTAACTTCAAACCCTAGGTGGTCTTTCAAGATACCTGCCAGCTCTCTCTCGCCAGCTGCACCCTTGTTGCGTTTACCTCTTCCATTCATACATACCTCACAAAGCAATTACTGCATCATCTTTAGGCAGAATCAATCCAAAGTCATTAGTAAATAATGAGTTGGTCTGGTATCTGTACACGTTAATCTTGCGCTTACTAGTCTCCAGCCATGTGTTTTTGTGGCTGATACCTTGGCGCTCACCTACCTTTACCCAGCCCATTTGGCGCCAGAATAGATTGCTTGGTAGATCATCAGCGCAACCACAGGCAAAGTCTTCCCTACCTACCAGATTCCCATGCGAGATACCAGCTGATAGCAAAGCCTTGCCACGCTCAATCAGCCTAGCATCAGCCTGTATAGCTATCTGGTTGCACTTGCTAATCTTGCCGTAACTAAACATCACAAACCCTACCAGATCACCGTTCTCCTCGCACACAAATAGCCTGTCATTGCAGGTAGTAGACCAGCGTTTGCCACCTTTGTGACCTGTAATAGCAGCCTCGTATGCCATCTTAGGTATAAACCCAAGAGATAGGCTCTCAGTCTTTGACAGAGATACTATGTATGGCAGATCTGGAATGGCTGCCAGTCTGATCACACCGCACCCAGCATCTTGTTTAGCCTGTCATGTGTGCTGTTATAGCGCTGTTTAAGGCTGTCCAGCAGTAACTCGTCAATGATTGATGCCCTAGATCTACGCTGCTCACCAGCTGCTCGATCCAACAATGCTCTGGTTTCAGGACGTAGCCTAATTAGCAACGTATTGTACTTATTTTCCATCTTACCTCCCTTTTGTATTGCGCCAAGATATCACATTTGACCTGCGGAGCCACATAATTAGTTAAATTATTTGTTGCATATCGCTGCGATATCGCATACATTAACGGAACTGGCACAGAAAACCAGTCAATCTACCGAGAAACAGGAGATCTAAAATGAATAAATATGTAGCTTACTTTCGAGTATCAACCACCAAGCAAGGTCAATCAGGCTTGGGTCTAGAGGCTCAACAAGACGCTGTAAAGCAGTACGCTGACAGCATCATCCACTCATTCACCGAGATCGAATCAGGCAAGAACGATAGCCGCATCCAGTTGGCAGCAGCTATTGAGTTATGCCGTACCTCTGGCGCATCTTTACTGATCGCCAAGCTTGATCGTTTAAGTCGTGATGCAGCATTCTTAATGACTATCCGTAAGTCTGGTGTAGATATCGTGGCAGCTGATATGCCTAACTGCTCTACATTAGAGTTCGGTATCAAGGCAGTGTTCGCACAGTACGAGCGTGAAGAGATCAGCAAACGTACCAAAGTAGCTCTGGCAGCAGCCAAGGCTCGTGGTGTCAAGCTTGGCACTAAGTCACCAGCAATCAGTTCAGCGGCTGGTGTAGCAGCTCTGCAAGCAAATGCGGAACAGTTTGCGCTAACTGTTCTACCTATCATTCGTGACTTGAAAGCAGCTGGTTACACAAGTCTTCGTCAGATAGCAGCAGCATTAACTGAGCGCAAAGTAGCTACCGTTCGTGGCAATACAAACTGGTCAGCATCACAAGTATCCAACATCATTGCAAGGGAGGCAGCATAATGGATCATAAAGACATAATGGATAACGTAATCATAGCTATCGGAATTGCAGTTCTAGTCGCAGCTGTAGCGGGGTGGCTATGAGATCAGCATGGGAGATACCTACAGGCAAGCAGTTAAAGCTAGACATCATGCGCCATCATGAGGAAACCAAGGCTGAGTATTTAGCAGCTGCGAGATCCTTCGCCATCGACTACAGCAGAAAGCATGGCAGCGTCAGCATCAATGAAGTAAGGGAGGCTGTGCCTGTGCCGGATGATATCCATCCAAGTGTACTTGGCGCTGTCTTTCGTGGTCATCAGTGGCAGCCAAACGGTTACACAGTAGCAAAGCATTCGAGCGCTCATGCTCGTACAATCCGCACCTATAAATATCTAGGAGACATAATATGGTAGGCAAAGTAACACCCGATACAATCCTGTCAGCCAGTAGATTACCTGCTGTGATGGGCATGAGTAAGTACCGCAGCCCTAACGATGAATTGCAAGTTAGTCTAGGGGCAATTAATGGGAAAACTCCCCCTAATATTTCTAATGAAGCGATGGACTGGGGCAATCAGCTGGAGCCAATGATCTTGGCTGAGACTGCAAAGCGCCTAGAGTTATCTGATCTCCAGTTAATTCATGAGAAGCCATACTTTCATGAGACGCTGCCGTTATGCTGCTCACTGGATGGTCTAGCTGATGGACGTAGCCAGCTGATCAAGCATGATCCTGATGCAGGTATCTATGTGATGGGAGCGCCAAGCATTGTGCTGGACGGGCTCGGAGTGCTGGAGGCAAAGCTTACAGGTAATGCGCCAGAGGAAGAGCCACCATTGTGGAGAGGCGCAATCCAGTTACAGGCTCAAATGGATATCATGCAAGCCAAATGGGGCGCTGTAGCTACACTGTACCAAGGCACTAAGCTACGCATATTCTTATTTACTCCACACCAAGCCACACTGGATCGCATTAAGCAGGTAGCACTAGACTTCCAGAATCGGCTAGAGATATACAAGAATGAGCATAGGATCGAGGCATTCCCTGCACAGAATAGTAAGGACGCAGACCGAATGTATTCGGTAGCAAGCTCAGAATCTGAGCCAGTAGAGCTGGATGATGCAGCAGCTGAGTACGCAAAGCTTATCCTTGAATGCAAGGCTGAGATCGAGGCACGAACTGAATTGATAAACCAATGCGAGACTCAGCTCAAGGAATTGTTACAGGATAAACCTTTTGGTATTGCTGGCAAGTACAAGATCAACTGGGGTATGCGTAACTACAAGGCACAACCTGAGAAAATTACACCAGCAAAAGAGGCATACTCGGTGCGCCAATCTACATTAACAATAAAGGAATTGTCGTGAATATAAATGATGGCACGTTAATCAAAGCCAGACTAGAGGCAGCCAAGGCAGTTCAGGCAGCAATAGACTATCCACTGGAAGACAGATCTCTGTTGGCAGTGGACGCTATTGTGGCTGCAACTCTCGCAACCATTCAAGCATACATGGGAGGTCATGATGTCAGAGATCAGTAAGTTTTCAGAGCTACGCAAAATCGATGTGTCTGGAATTGTAGAAAAAAAAATGGGGCTGTCGTATCTGTCTTGGGCATGGGCAGTAGATACATTATTACTTAATGATCCGGCTGCGACATGGGAATACAGAGAGCCAGTACGGTGGAATGATACTGTGATGGTTTTCTGTACAGTCAAAGCTTTTGGTGTGGAGCGTACAGCGCAGCTGCCAGTAATGGATCACAGAAATAAGGCAGTGCCTAATCCTGATGCCTTCCAAGTCAACACAGCAATGCAGCGCTGTCTTGCCAAAGCAATTGCTTTACATGGGATAGGCTTATACATCTACGCTGGCGAGGACGTACCAAAGGATCAGGAATCAGCTAATCCACTGGATGCTATTAAGCCTGTGCAGGTAGTGCCAGAGCCTGTGGTTACTGGTGGAGAATGGCATCTTATGTATCCGAACAAACCTGATCCGGCAAAGAGCTTTGAGACTTCAGATCAGTGGGAGGACGAGTACAATTCCACAGCCATGAAGACAGCTAAGTCAGGTAGCTATACGCACCGAGAGCGCATGACTAAATTGCGTGAACTCAAAGAGGCTAACCAAGCTACGCTAGACAAGCTTGATCCAGTTCGTAAGCTTTGGCATGGCAAGCAATACGCTGATAGACTAAAGAGTCTTGGCGCTGCTATGCCACCAGCCCAACCAGAAGTCGAGCCAGTAGCAGAGTAAACCACAGGCACAGGATTATGCGTATGGTCTTGTGCCTGTCTTATCGATAATCAATTTCTGACCACGAGGTTTAGCATCAGCCGTATTAGGAATAGACACATGAGTCCACCTGTCAAACTCTCGTATGACCTGATCAAATGGAAGACCAGCTGCGATGATCGCTTTCACAACTTCATCAGGAGACATTTGCGGAACTCGAATATCATCCGCACATCCAAGCCTGTGCTGACTCTTATCCGAACTCCCTACGGCATCATTTACTTCCTTACACCTGAAGGCACTGTTTACGATAATAGGCTTGCCGCCTACCGCAGACTTCACCGTCTCCAGAAATGCAGCCAGTCGTTTAAGGTTCGCCAGTTCAGATTCATTAGGCACATTATCAAACTCACGATGATCCGTATGCGTAAGTTCATCAAGAGTAAAATTTTCACTTAGTTTCATTTACGTTCTTCCTCCAATATCATTTGACAGGCAGTTAGTTGGTAGACAATTTGGTCTGCTCGCTCGGCTTCAGCTGCAAGATCTCTGACAAATTCTTCAGGAAGGTAGCAGATTGTTTCTGGCTGATTGCCGCTGGCACTGGTGGTAGCTTCGGGCAGTCCGTTACTATTGTTTGTACCCTTGGCGCTTGGGAGGCGCAGCCCACCAGACTTATTAAACCCATCAAGCAAAGCATTCTTTTCATCTTGTACCTTTCTATTGTCTGCAATTAACTTAGCCTCCACAGTTCTAAACTGTTCAGCCTGTCTGCGCTCTGTAGCAATGGCAGCATCCTGCGCTTTCTTGATAGCCAGTGCAGCCTGTGCATTAGCTTCTGCTTTCTCTGCTTGCCACTGCGCTTGCACCACAGCCTGTCCTTGCCTGTGTCCGTAGAAGTAGGCAGAGATAGCCACCACAAACATGGCTAGAAATATCCATGATCTAGGCATTCTCTTCCTTTCCTGCTTTGATTGATTCAATCTTTTCCTGACCACGAGTCCAAGCAGAAATCCCAAGGATAGCCATGAAAGTAATATGTATGAATCCACCTGATTGCAGAGTCAGTGAAGTCCATTCTCTGAATGCATCATTGGCTGCTTGCGTTTCCCAAAACTGTACGATAGTCCAG